GACCCAACCAAGAAAGGCAACAGTCGGGTACATCCAGATCGGACAACAGAGCCCCATTAAAATTACTCACAAGAACCGACACACGTGGCAGAAGATATTATTTGACTGTGATCAAGAACTAACTCATTTTTGTGAGAAATGCGGTCAGGAGATGTTAGAAGATGAGTACTCTACATCCGATCTTATTTGCGATACTTGTGTTGGTGAACGTGACAGAGGGTCCAGCAAATGGGAACCGCTTGTCGACAAGTGGGCTGGCAAAGATGTTTATGATAATAAAATGTGCCGCTACGGAGTTGTGCAGAAAATGCCGCCTGCTACTGGTGTTTCATACTATAAAGACATCGAGCAGAATGAAGACGTTACAAAATGGTACGACTGCCCGCATTGTGATGCCGGCTACCCAGATCAAAAGTGCATATGCAAGGAGAACGAAGAATGAATGCTTGACAAGTGCCCTTGGGCGTGCTATTCTCTTATAAGAAAGTGAGAGAAATAAGAAGTCTTATTCCGAGTCGGAATTAGCCAGCAAAAACTAGCAGAAACGCTTAGGTGCCCGAAAGGGCGTATGAAGCATATTCTAAAAAACAGTTCACGGAGAGAAGAATGAGCGAAGAAGACAAGACAAAAAGAGTTCTAATAATAGACGGAGCAAATGCCGTTATACGTGCATATATAGTTGATCCTAGCCTGTCTCATCACGGACAGCCGATTGGTGGACTAAAAGGGTTTATCAAGATTCTTCAAAAGCTAGTACGCCAGACAAAGCCAGATTCGATTGTTGTTTGTTGGGATGGGGCTAATGGTTCCAAGAAGCGTAAAGATATGGATAAGAACTATAAGGCAGGTCGCAAGCCAATCCGCCTGAATCGAGCCCACCACAACCTGACTGACGATGAGGAGCTTAAGAATAAGATCTGGCAACAGACTCGACTGATGGAATACCTTAATAATATGCCAATCATTCAGTCGATCTTGCCAGAGATCGAAGCTGACGATATAATTTCATATGTTTGCTCAATGGAGCATTACGCAGATTATCAGAAGATTATCGTCTCCAACGATAAAGACTTTATGCAAATTTGTAGTGAGATGACCGTTCTATGGCGTCCAGTAAAGGACGAGATCCTAAACTCTAAGAGGATCGTAGAGCAAACAGGCGTTCATCCGACCAATATGGCACTAGCGAGAGCAATTATTGGAGACTCCTCTGATAATCTCCCTGGAGTGAAGGGTGCTGGATTCAAAACCGTAGCTAAGCGTATGGGTTTCCTATCAGAGAGCCAGACGTACACAATCGATGAAGTTATGGAACACTGCGCAGAGAAGTCTATCACCAGTAATCTAAAGTTCTACCAGAACGTATTAGAAAACAAGGAGCTTATCGAGCACAACTATAAGATGATGCAACTGTACTCGCCTCAAATGTCTATCCAATCAAAGATTCATGTCAAGGAATCGATAGAGAACTTTGAATGTGATTTCAATAAAACAGAGATCATTCGACTTATGCGCGAAGATGGTTTTGGTGAACTAAACTGGGGAGATCTCAAGGGACACTTAAACAGGATCTCCGTTGATTGTGTAGATATGACAAATGAATAAATCAGAAATATACCTTGACTTTGGGGGTAGATCAGGTATAATTGTAGTTACTAAGAGAGAGTACTAATGCTAGCAGAAAAAGTAAACCTTGGGAAATACGGTAAGACTTTTCAAGAAGGATTAGTTCAATTGATCTTTGAAGATCGACCCTTTGCAGATCAGATAACTGAAGTATTAGATGTAAGCTTTATCGAGCTTGAATACTTGCAAGTATTCCTAAGAAAGACAATGCAGTTCCGGCATCGCTACGACAAGCACCCATCTGTCGACGCAATGTTGACGATTCTTAAGACGGAACTAGATAACGAAGATGAAGTACTCCGCACACAGGTGCAAGATTACTTTTCAAGAATGCACGCACAAGAGGTGACGGACACTGGATACATAAAAGAAACTTCTCTTGATTTTTGCAGAAAGCAAAATCTCAAAGAAGCAATGATGAAATCTGTGGGGCTATTGCAGAACTGCTCTTTCGATGAGATATCCAAAGTTATCAACGATGCCCTAAAATTGGGATCTGAGAATAACTTTGGATATGATTATATGGTCGACTTTGAAAAGAGGTTCGAACCAAAATTCAGAAATACGGTCACGACTGGCTGGAAGGATATGGATGATATCACTGGTGGAGGTCTTGGTAAGAGCGAGCTAGGCGTTGTTATCGCACCCACAGGTGCTGGTAAGTCTATGGTACTAGTCCACTTGGGTTCTCAAGCGATAAAGGAAGGAAAGACGGTTGTACACTACACCCTGGAGCTTCAGGATACGGTTATTGCAACAAGATATGACAGCTGTATCACGGGCTATCCTCTGTCAGATATCATAAACTTTAAAGAAGAAGTATATGAGGAGATCAAGGATCTCGAAGGAGGGCTAATCATCAAGGAGTATCCAACTAAGTCTGCATCAACAAGCACAATCCGAGCCCACCTATCGAGACTTATCAAGAGGGGTATTGAGCCAGGACTCATTATTGTAGACTACGCAGATCTACTTAAGCCAGTTCAAGTAAGAAAAGAGAAAAGAAACGAACTAGAATCTATTTACGAAGAGTTGAGAGGGCTTTCGACAGAGTTTCAGTGTCCTATTTGGACGGCTTCGCAAACGAATCGTTCCGGACTCAGCGCAGAAGTGATTACGATGGAGCAGATATCGGAAGCATTTAATAAGTGCTTTGTTGCAGATTTCATTTTTTCTGTTTCTCGCACAATTGAAGATAAGCAAAACAACCTAGGCAAGATTTTTATAGCGAAGAATAGAAATGGTCCTGACGGAATGATCTTCAATATCTTTATGGACACCTCAAGCGTGAATATCAAGATATTGCCAAAGGTGCCTGGATTATCCACTGGCACAGCTGTCACTCATAGCAACGTCGCAACTTCTCCGGTAGCCCTAGACTCGCGCGCACAACAAGCGCTATTAAAAGCAAAATACACCAAACTTAAGAGGAAAAAATAACAATGAGAACAATTCAAAACATTCGCCGATTTCGCTTGTCGGATACGTTTGTCGAGCCCTACAAGATTGCCACTGTACCTTGGGGACCGCTTGGGTATGTTACGTTTAAACGAACATATGCACGCAGACTGAGTGAGTTCGATCCAGAAGCTGTCGGTACAGAAGAGTGGTGGCAGACCTGCCGGAGAGTCATTGAAGGCATGTTTAACATGCAAAAGCAGCACGTTTTTCATCTTGGTCTTGAGTGGAATGATGCAAAAGCACAAAGAACTGCTAAAGACGCATACGACAGACTGTTCAATTTGAAGTGGACCCCTCCCGGTCGCGGTCTGTGGATGATGGGAACGAAATTCATTGAAGAGCGAACAGCTGCCGGATTGTTTAATTGCGCTTTCCGCTCTACCAAAGACCTTCCATCCAAGGGTGGTTATCTATTTGCTTGGATGATGGATGCTTTGATGGTCGGAATCGGTGTAGGTTTTGATACCGAAGGATCTGGCACCATAACTATTCGTGAGCCAGACTACACTAGTGATGTTCTTGTTATAGATGACTCCCGTGAAGGGTGGGTTGACTCTGTTCATATACTCATAGACGGATTTTTCTTTGGCTCAAAGGTTCCAAAGTTTGACTATTCCGCTATTCGACCAGAAGGCGCACTAATCCATGGGTTCGGAGGAACTTCATCAGGATACGCCCCTCTCAAAGAATTGCACGATAACTTATCTGAGTTGTATACTGCAAACATTGGAAAACTAATCACGTCAGTAGATATTGTCGACACAGAAAACCTTATTGGTCGCTGCGTTGTAGCCGGAAATGTGCGCCGCTCTGCCGCTCTTGCTATGGGTCGCCACGATGATAAGCACTATCTTGAGATGAAGAACGATTCTGAAAAGCTGCATCACCACCGATGGGGTTCGAACAACTCATTTAACGCCGTAGTGGGCATGGACTACGAGTGGCATGCCGCACAGTCACAGAAGAATGGTGAGCCTGGGTACATTTGGCTCAATAACGCCAGAACTCGTGGTCGCTTTAAGGATGGAGAGCGCCTAGATGATATAAATGTCGCAGGGTTTAATCCTTGCGTCGAGCAGCAACTGGAGGATGCTGAGCTTTGTTGCCTCGTTGAGACGTTCCCTGCAAAGCACGAAGACTTTGAAGATTACCTCAAGACGCTAAAGATTGCTTACCTGTACGGTAAGACTATTACCTTGTCTAACACGCACTGGCCAGAGACCAATGCAAAGATGCTAAAGAATCGCCGTATCGGTCTATCTCAATCTGGCGTGGTTCAAGCTTTCAATAAACATGGTCGTCGCGAGCTATACAATTGGTGTGATCGGGCATACACATATGTCCAAGAACTTGATGAAGAGTATTCAAACTGGCTTTGCATCCCAAAGTCGATCCGCACGACTTCGATTAAGCCATCCGGCACAGTCTCTCTGCTTAACGGATCAACCCCTGGAATCCATTTCCCAGAGGATGAGTACTATATTCGCAGGATTCGGTTCGGAAAGAGTTCGTCTCTACTCCCCGCTCTTGCAGAAGCTGGATATTTTATTGAAGATGACGTATACTCCCCGAATACTGTTTGTGTTGAGTTTCCCGTAAAAGAACCGTACTTCCTCAAAGGAAAGAGGGATGTCGGTATGTGGGAACAGCTAGAGATAGCTGCGCAGTATCAGCATTTCTGGGCAGATAACTCAGTATCTATAACAGTAACATTTAAGCCGGAAGAGGCTAGCCAGATCAAGGATGCATTAGAAATGTACGAGAGTCGACTCAAGGCAGTCTCCTTCCTTCGATACGAAGAGACAGGATATAAGCAAGCGCCATATGAGCCTATACCAAAAGAGAAGTATGAAGCCTTGATTTCGAAAATAACTCCTGTGCAAAGGTTCGTAACGAACGAAGGCGGAGTTGGTAGCAAATTCTGCTCGAATGATTCTTGCGAAATTTAAGTAATAAAATAGGAGAAATTATGTTTAAGCCAGTTAATAGGTATATTCAAGTCGAGTTAGCAAGTTTGAGTGAACAGGAGACAAGCACAGGTATTCTTCTGCCTTCCGACTATAAGCCGACTGAAGATCGCTACACAAAAGTGAAAATTAAGAGTTGGGCGGACGATGTTAGGTTTGCCTCTATCTTAGCCACAAATAGTTGGGCTATTGTGGACAAGACTATGATTGAGGAGCTTAATTTTGATGGACAGAAGACGAGTGTGATATTGGATAATTATATCTTAGGACTACTTACTGTTAAGAAATAACCCACCAATTGGTTAAAATAACAGTATGCCCATAATTGATAAAAACTTCTATAACGAATCTTCTGCTTCCTCACTGGGGTGGGATCCAACTTGGTTTGGTGAAAAGTATTATGATGACCAACTAACGCGAGCTATTAAAAAATGGCAGCGCGAAAGGAAGCTGGCTGCAGATGGCATGTGTGGACCGGCTACCTTTCGTCGCGCTTGGACAGAGCGTCAATCAAATATTGATGCGCACAAGCCAGAAGCTCTCCAATATTCAAATTATATTGTTTATAATGGAGAATTTCATAAAATAGAATGGTCAAAAGTTGTACTGTGGTCGGAGAAGGGTGGACTTAAGTCTAGAAAGGGTACTTATTATGATTATACCGGTCGCGCCAAGAGATCGGTGAGACTGTTCGTTAACCACTGGGATGCTTGCTTAAGCTCCAATGCTTGCCAGACTATATTGAATAAGAGAGGTATCTCAGTTCACTTTATGATAGATAACGACGGCACAATTTACCAGACGGTAGATATGCAACATGGTTGCTGGCACGCTGGCTCGGAGAGAGTTAATCGAGCCTCCGTTGGGGTCGAGATAAGCAATGCTTACTATCCGAAATATCAAGATTGGTACGTGAGGAATGGGTTCGGCGAAAGACCAGAGGTGGAAGGTGCGAGAGTCCACGGAGAGGTGCTGGATCCCTTCTTGGGCTTTTACCCTGTACAGATTCGCGCAATGAAAGCTTTATGGAGGGCGATTCACAATTGTGCTGGTATAGAATACGAAACACCGCTAAACCAATTTGGCACAACCTCCAAGAAGTACGAGCAAGAGGTTAAGTATGGAAAATTTAATGGATTTGTTAGTCACTATCACGTTAGCAAGAACAAGATCGACTGCGCAGGTTTAGACATAAAATCTCTATTAGAAGAGGCTATAGATGAAGAGAGCGAAGGGCATATTGACACCGGAGATAGCTGCGCTCACAGGTAGACAGAGTTACGATAACGTTGTTGTTGGCAGTAATCTTTCTGCCGTCTTGTTTGCTTTTAACAACAAATACCCTATTTTATTCACAAATCCGAATTATCCATTTCGTTTTGATTTCCTGAATACAGATTATGACCTGAGCTGTCTCAAGATCCCGCAAGAACAGCGATCGCTCACCACACACAGCGGCGAATTGACGGTTGGCAGCCCCAAGTACATTCTTTGGGAAAGGCTGATGTTTCTGCTTACACTGTCCGGGCAAGTACCATTATCAAATCTTTGCCGAAGTATGAGAGAGATAGATAATCGCATAGTATGCTCTAATGAATATTCTAAGATTGCTGAAATTGAATTTGGCACCTGTCATTATTTTGGGGATCACTTTGCTCACGATTTTGTTACGGAAAAAAGGCTTGCCGAAGAAGAGTATGTATGCTATGATTGGGTAGCTTTTAATCGAGGAGGCAAGCATAAAATTGACTATATCAAGACAGACGACAGTCTAGCGAAAGAAGTGTGGTTCTACTCCTCAGATCGGATCGATGGAGCAACCCCGGTCAAAGATGCGTGTGTGGTGTCAAGATTAAACAATACACAAATAGATTCTTTTGACTTTTCTGAGACGATGGCTCGCTTTAAGCTTATAAACGAGATGGAGTCGAGAGGGATGAAGGGTTTGTTTAATGGACTGGGACCGACAGGGAGACCAAAATATTATAAATTCAGAACAACTAGTATGCATAGGGAGAAACACAGGACCCCAAGCAAGCTAGAACCGAGTGCCAAATACATAAAGATAGAAAAGAACGCAGAAGACCAGCTGATTCGAGAATTACCAATGATGTCTGACGCTTACGACAACTTTTTGAGGTGGTTATGAAAAAGATGCATATGGCAGGAGTGATTCCGGTATCGGGCATAGAGACAGATATGGAGACAGTATATCCAGAGATCCTGCTATCAGTAGATAAGGGGTACACTGCGATACAGAAGTCCGTTTTTGAGTGCGCTATGGCAGGCTGCAGCACCATATGGATCGTTGCGAACGAAGATCTAGCTCCGATAGTTAGAAAAGTCGTAGGTGATTGGATCTATGATCCTGTATATATGAATCGTCGTAACTTCGGCGAAGACAGCGAGAGTAGGAGGGAGATACCTATTTTTTATTGCCCGATTCACCCAAAAGATGTTGGCAGGAGAGATTCTTACGGTTGGTCGATCTTGAACGGAGTCTATTCTGCCTGGAAAGTAGGTAATAAAATTTCCAAGTGGCTCATACCAGAAAAGTACTATATCTCGTTTCCTATGTCAATTTTTAACATTTATGACTTAAGAGCGCAGAGATCGAAGATAAGCGACAAGAATGATAACTTTTTAATGTCCTATGAGGGAAAAACAGTACTAGATAACGTTCCGCTAAGCTTTACGATGTTTAATCGGGACTATCTCAGTTGCCGCAGATCGGTAAACAAAGCCACGACAAGAGACTTCTATAATACGGAAGAGGGTGAGAAATACCCCTCCCGGCGACTTCCTCTAGCAGAGAGGTGGTCAGCTAAAAGATTTCCTTTGAGTCAAGTGCTTTCTGAGCTTGACACAGCTAGCGCTTTCTTGTATAATGTAGACTGGTATAAAGACTTGTCATCTTGGCAAGGATATTTGGATTACCTCTCGTCTGAAAACCTCTTCAAGAAGCCGTATGAGCTATTGACAAAGGCACGCAGACATGCTAATATACCATATAACGATTAAGGAATTGTCATGAATCGCACGGAATCTAAAATTAAATTCGTTGGACTGCACGCACATTCTGTGGCTGGATCTATTTTTGACGCTATCGGGTTTCCGAACGCACATATGGACTTTTGCTACCAGAACGGAGGCGAGGCACTGGCGCTAACCGATCATGGAAACATGAACGGCTTACCATATCAGGTGCTGCACTGTAAGGAGATGCTCGCAGCCGGCAAGCAGTTTAAGCCAATTTTTGGCTGTGAGGCTTATTTCATTCCTTCCATCGGTGAGTGGCGAGAAGAATACACAAAGGCGATGGAAGATAAGAAGCGCTCTCGCGCCGCCAAGAAGGATGCGCAGTCAGGTGCTACGATTGAAGACGAGGGATCTTCGAAGAAGACTCAAGGCATCCTGCGCCGTCGTCGCCATCTTGTACTCGTTGCCCAGAATCAAACTGGACTCAATAACCTCTTCAAGTTGGTCTCAGAGTCATACAAAGCAGAGAACTTTTATAGGTATCCTCGTATCGACTATAAGCTTTTAAAGAAGTACAGCGAGGGTATCATCGCCTCTAGCGCTTGCCTTGGTGGTGTCTACGCGGGCAACTACTGGGAGAACAGAGAAGACGGGGACGAGGCGGTAATGAATGCAATGCGCGAGACGACCAAGAACATGATTGACGTGTTTGGCGATCGTTGGTATGCTGAGATTCAATGGAACAACATCAAGGAACAGCACGAACTTAATCAGTATGTCATTCGGGTTGCTAAGGAATTCGGAGTGAAGCTAATCTCGACTGCTGACAGTCACTACCCAAATCCAGAAGCGTGGAAAGACCGGGAGCTTTACAAGCGTCTCGGGTGGCTCGGAAAAAGCAAGCCATCATACGCTGACGAAGGCTCTGAGCTTCCCGCTGGGGTTGAGGAGATTGGGTACGAACTGTACCCCAAGAACGGGGATCAGATGTGGGACAGCTATAAGCAATACTCCCAAGAGCAAGGGTTTGAGTACGAAGATGAGTTGGTCCTCGAAAGTATCGAGGAGACTCACAGAATCGCATTCGATCGCATCGAGTCCTTTCTTCCAGATAACACAGTACGTCTTCCTGAGTTTGTTGTGCCCGCCGGGTTTACGGCAACTCAAGCTCTAGTTAATTATTCGCTAGAGGGTCTCAAAGACAAGGGACTACACAAGAACAAGGAATACACCGATCGTCTCAAGCACGAACTAAATGTTATTGATGATCGCGGCTTTTCAAAGTACTTCTTGACAATGAGATCGATTGCGGAAGTCGCCACTGGTATGATGCTTACTGGTCCAGCGCGAGGATCTGCAGCAGGCTCGCTAGTTGCGTATGCTTTGGATATCACGCAAGTTGATCCTATTAAGTACGGTCTGCTATTCTCTCGCTTTTTGCGTTCAGACGCCACCGATTATCCAGATATCGACTACGACGTGTCAGACAGCATGCTACTCAAGGAAAAGCTGGTCGAGATGTGGGGAGAAGATTGTGTCGCACCCATCTCCAACTGGAATACTCTTCAACTGAAGTCTCTTATCAAAGACATCTCCAAGCTTTACGGGATCCCCTTCACTGAGGCGAATACTGTAACCTCTATTATGATTCGAGAAGCAACCCCTGAAGCCAAAAGAAAGCATGGAATTAAGTCAGGAGTGTATGCGCCAACGTGGCAAGAGGTTATCGAGTTCTCTCCAGCACTGCGCAAGTATCTCGACAAGTACCCTCAAGTGAAGACTCACGTTGAAGGGCTGGTCGGACAGGTACGCTCCTGCTTCACAGAAACTGTTGGTATTTTGACCGATACTGGATACAAGACGATCAAGGAGATTGAAGAGGGTGACAAGGTTGCCTATTATTCTCACACAAAAGAAATAAGCTATAATAGTGACTACGAGATTTACTTTCAAGGATCAAAGGAAGTATTCGAGGTTGAACTAGAAGATGGGTCGGTCTTGGAACTAACGGCAGACCACGAAGTTCTTACACAGGATGGATATAAGAAAGTTTCCGAACTGACAGAGGTTGATTATCTCGTTGAGGTTGGGCTATAATCATTCCGCCCGCCTACTTACTATATAAGCAGGAGGAGTTGTTATGTTTAGATGCAAAGTTTGTGAGAAAAAACTTC